ATATTGTTTAAGATATTGGAATGCCTGTTTTTGATCAGCACCAACAACTACTGTAACATTGTTATAACCTAAATCAACAAGGTTATAACAATGTTACAGTAGTTGTTATAACCTTGTTGATTTAGGTTAGTCAATACTCTAGTTAGATCAGGTAGTTCATCTGTAGCAGTTTGAAATATATGACCTTGTTCCGGGAATACCTTTTTGTATATGGCCAATTTTTCTTCAGGTTGTAAAGGATCATCTGGACCGTATGTCCTACTCACTACAAAATATGGATCACCGTTTAGTTTATCCGCATAAGTTATAACACTGCTAGCCAACATCATATGACCTTTATGTCCCATACCTCTGCCCCAACCTACCACAGCAGTTGATCCTTCTCCTGTACGATCAAGTTCAAATAACTGTCTGAGTCTCATTCATCTCTCCTTGGAGCCCAATTACCTTGATCTATAGCCTTAATAAATTGTCCTGGTAAGTCGTGTTTAAATTGTGTTCCAGGGTGTGCGCTGACATATCCTTCTGGTTTGGTCTGTCTTATACCACTATGTGTACCACTGCTTAGATTTTGAATCATTTCAAGTTTGGCCTTGGTCAGTAGTTCACTGGTCTGTAATACTGCTTCCATACCACCACGATCTTGTAGAATAATTTGTGCCTGCTTGGCACTGGTATTAGCACTTACCCAATCAATAAACTTTTGTCTAATACCAGGAATACGTAGGTTTTGATTATAAAACTTGTAGAGTAAATCACCAGGTTTACTTAGTCCTGGCTTAGGAGTAAGGAAGTTATCAATTTGTTTATAATTATTACTAATGAATTCTTGTATTTGATCTAGACTATTTTCAGTAATAGCAGGAGGTTCTTCAACAAATGTTGTACCCTGCACAATAACATCGTTGGTACTAAGGCTTTCTGCTTCTGGCATTCTCCCTTCTTCGCTACTGCCTAATTCTGAATAATATCCTGTGACTGCTACCATAACTTTAGCAGTTCTAATTCTGCGACCTAAGTCACTATTTTTAGCCACATGGAATGTAGTTATGTTTGGTGTGAATTCGTATTCTTGTGACTGAGTATTAAAAGTAGGTTTAGCGGGTTGCCCATCCGGTTTAGTTCCAGGATAAAATAATAAGCCACCCTCTACGAATCCTTGTTCTGGACTGGCCTGTTCAAAGTATCCCCATAAGTCACTTAGTTGTTTGGCATACTGTTTACGCTGTGCTAATTGTTCTGGTTCAGTTTTACCAGTGCCTAATAAAAAGGCCTGCATTTCTTTTGGACTACGTGGCGTGGTACTTATGCCATTGGCTGTAGTTGTTTTTCCACGTTTGAGGTATTCCCAGGCATTTTTAGGTATTAGATAAAACACTCCGTCCTGTTTACCCCAATATAATACAGGACTACCGTCCCACTTGAGTTCAATATTACCACCCTCTCCACTCATATGACGTAGACGTTCAACAGCATGTAGCCCACCTTCTGCTCCATTAGTAAACACAAGATCTTCAATGTGTTGATACTTACGTCCTATTGCAGGTGCCGCTTCGAAAAATTTACGTTCAGGACCTTTTAATGGAGCACTTTTCCAACTTTGTCCACTACTGGCTAAACTATATATTTGTTCACGCTGTGTAGGCGGTAGTGCATTCATTATACTTTCTACACTGCCTAAATCTTGACTACTGGCTCTTGGACCCAATAATTTCTGTGCTATCTCATCCATGTCTGTGCTTATGAGGTTAGCCTTTTTACCTTTATCGTCCCTAGCAAATAATCCTTCATCTGGACTCCATAGCATACCTTGACTGCTGGCGAGAGCATTCATAATCATCTGCTTGTGTACACCTTTATAAGGACTATCTTTTGGTATGCTATGAACATGGTATCTGTGTACCTGTTGTGCATTGGGCACAACTTTTATATCTATCTGATGAAAACTGCGTCCAAATGGTAATTTAATATGGACTTGTGTACCACTCTTTTTAGTATCAAGTCCTTTACCTTGTAGGAATCTTTCTAATTCTACTCTAACACCTTTAGCGTCTTGTTGTTGAAAAACCTTGGCCGCTACATTAGCATCTGCCATAACATCAAGATCACCACTCATAACGCCTGGTGTAGGTGTTGCACCACTGCCTATACGATATAGTTTAATACCTGTACCCTGTAGGTAGCGTTCCAATTCTGTTTCGAGCCTAGGTGCTAGACTTTGGTCAAATGGTTCAACATCGTCCCAAATATTGCCACCTTCCTTAAGTGGTCTACGAAACAGTTCACGAAGCATCATTTATAAAGACCGTCCTCAAGATTTTTAAGTTCTGTATCGTATATTGTTTTTGCTACTTCTTCTGTAAAGTCTTCTTCGAGGCTTTCATCCAATTCACGTATGGGAAATTCTTTTTTGTATGCTTCATAGGCCTTATTGATAATAGGCTTAAATACTCTGTGACTAAATTTACCACCACTCTCAAAATGTGCTTTACAGGTCTTAATTACTGGAAAGAAATGGCGACGATAAAAGTCATCATTGTGATGCATAAAGTATACTAGATCTTCAGCAAGGCTAAATCCTAGTTTATTTTTTTCATCTTTTACTTTATTGTGAGAATCTGTTTTTAGCATATCCTCAACTGGTATTTCTTGGTTCCCAAACATTTCAAATAGTTTCATATTATCAAGCCTTATTATGCTATGTTAATTACCCATAGCCAGTCTTACTTAATATTTATCGATATTGTAATGTTTGGGATAGCCGTTTTAATCTTTGATTTTAATCACATGGTCGATACGCTGTATATTTGACCCAATAAACATTTGTACCATGCTTAAACTTTTAGCATCTTTAACATAAAAGTAACTGTCGCCCACCCTATAACCACGCTTTACGTGGCGTTGGCAGCGTCCTGGCATACGAATTTTGTCATTATCTCTACACCAATTAAAGAAACTTTCGTTATTATCTATACGATTACTAATGGTAACTTTATAATCATAGTTAATGCGTTTGAGATAAACTGTGTTCTTTTCTAAAACTGGAGTAGTTTCATAAGGAACACTTACATATTTGATTTGATTTTTAAGAGTTTTACTAACTGAGTAGAACTCATTGTAGTCATCCGTATAAAAACTGATGAATGGACTACTCACCATAACCTTATACTCACTATTGCTAGTGTTAAGTGTATTGGCAATTAATAGTCCAATATCGTAGTCTGACTTTTGCCCACCCCAAATATAGGGTGGGAATCTGTCTACACTTTTCCAAGATTGTATTTTTTTAATAACAACATCAAGGTCTTTATTCCTAAACATAGGTGCAAATTTAGTTACAAGAACTATTTTGTACCTATATTTGTCTAGGAATAGTTTATTAGTTTTCTTCGTGGATAACAATGTCAGATGATTCATTTTCTGCTACTTTAGGTTGTCTTACTTTTTTGTTTAAAGTGATAACTCCATCTACCAGGGTTATAGCAAGGCTACCGCCATCCTTAAGTTCACCAAACAGCATCATACGGCTTAGAGGACGTTTAATTTCCTTGTCTATAACACGTTGTAGTGGACGGGCACCCATTTTACTATCAAACCCCTTTTCAATCAAGTGATTTATAGCAGCATCATTGATACGTATGCGAATGCCCTTGTCTAGTACTTGTTGTTTAAGTTCATCAATAAACTTAACAACAACCTTGTACATTGTATCCTTATTCAACTTAGTAAATGTGATTATGGCATCTAAACGATTTCTAAACTCAGGAGCAAAGAATTTCTTTAGATCCTTGTCATCATAGTCCTTTTCCTGTTTCCCAAAACCAATTTGATTCTTCTCAGCAGCCTGAGCACCAGCATTTGTAGTAAGGATTAGGATAATATTTCTACAATCTGCTTTCTTACCATTGCTACCAGTTACAAAACCATTGTCCATCATCTGTAATAGGATTGTACTAACATCTGGATGACTCTTTTCTACTTCGTCAAATAATAATACACAATATGGATTCTCTTGTAATTGAGTGATAAGTAATCCTGCGTTTTCTTCAAAGCCCACGTATCCTGGAGGACTTCCAATCAACTTGCTAACGCTGTGCTTTTCTTGATATTCACTCATATCAAAGCGTATAAGTTTTACACCAAGATGTTTGGCCAGGGTCTTAGCAGTTTCAGTCTTACCACAACCAGTTGGGCCCATAAACACAAATGATCCAATAGGCTTGTTTTCATGCTTAAGTCCAGCACGAGCAACAAGAATTTTATCCACTAGTTCTGTAATAGCATCATTCTGTCCAAACACTTCATCATTGATTTGCTTTTCAAGATTGGCTAAGTTATTACTTTCAGTTTCAGCAATTTGTTCTTCAGGTATTTGAATAACTTGCGCTAATTCATATTGAATTTCTTCCTCGCCAATAATACGTTCCTGATCCATTTTAAGATTAAAACGACTACAGGCACAATCAATTAGATCAATAGCCTTATCGGGTAATTTTTTGTCAGTTAGGTATTTTACGCTGAGTTTTACAGCAGCATTGATACCTTCATCTGTAATTTTAAC